ACATCAACCGTTTGCTGTATGTTGGATTAACCAGAACGAGAAAATCCTTGCATTTGGTTAGGCCACAACATTACGATAGAGCTTTTAGATTGTGAAACCTTTAAAGACACCTTCCGCTACATTTCTTGTACCGGAGTGGACACCACCCATATCCTTTCCGGATCTTTCCGATGCAAAAGAAATCGCCATCGACTTGGAAACCTGTGATCCAAATATGGAGCTTTATGGACCAGGATGGCCAAGAGGTGACGGTTTCGTTGTCGGCTACGCCGTTGCTGTCGAGGGATGGTCGGGTTATTTCCCTGTTCGGCATGAAGCTGGAGGCAACCTTGACCGAGGGATCGTCGAGCGTTTCATGCGAAGGGTTTTGCAATCTGACGCCACCAAGGTCATGCACAACGCAGCCTACGATATTGGATGGCTGCGCGCCAGCGGATTCGATGTTCGGGGACGAATCGTGGACACCATGGTTGCAGCAGCTCTCGTTGATGAAAATCGGTTCAGCTATGCCCTTGGCTCCCTTGGATTCGACTACCTCAAAGAGGCTAAGTCCGAACAAGGATTAAAGGACGCTGCCAAGCAATTTGGCGTGCATCCCAAGCGTGAGTTGTGGCGACTGCCAGCCATGTTCGTTGGTGAGTATGCGGAGCAAGATGCTGCGCTTGCACTAAAACTTTGGCAGCAGTTTAAGATCATCATTGCACGCGATGGGCTGACTGACATCTTTGATCTAGAGATGGCACTCTTTCCAGTGCTCATGGAGCTTACGCAAAAGGGTATCCGCTTTGATCGGGACCGCGCCTCAAAGCTCATCGAGGACTTGCGTCAGCGTGAAGAGGTTATCCGCAAGCAACTCCAAGAAGCCTGTGGCAGTCCGATCGATATCTGGGCTGCGGCAAGCATTGCACGTGGCTTTGATCATCTAGGCATCCAGTACCCACGCACAGAGAAAGGCGCACCAAGCTTCACGAAGTCGTTTCTTGCAACAAACTCGCATCCCATCTGCAAGATGATTGTGGAGGCGCGCGAGTTTAATAAAACGCATAACACCTTCTTGCGTCCTTATATTGATTGCTCGGCAGTCGATGGCCGCATTCATCCGCACATTAACCAGATCCGATCTGATGATGGCGGTACGGTCACAGGACGGCTTTCCATGTCCAATCCTAACTTGCAGCAAGTACCTGCAAGGCACGAGATCATCGGGCCCATGGTGCGTGGGCTGTTTTTGCCTGAAGAAGGGCAGCTATGGGCCGCTAATGACTTCTCGTCTCAAGAACCACGGCTCCTGGTTCACTACGCCACGCGCTTGGAGCTTATGGGTGCAGAGGAGATGGCACAGGCTTATCGAGAGAACCCTGATACAGACTTTCACCAAATGGTGGCCGATCTTGCAGGCATCAAACGTAAGCAAGCCAAAACGATCGGTTTAGGGCTCATGTATGGCATGGGTAAAGCCAAGCTTGCCAATAGCCTGGAGCTGCCGCTTGAAGAAGCTGAAGAGCTCATGCGTGTGTTTCATAAGAAGGTCCCCTTCTTGCGAGGCACGGTTGATGCGGTGATGAACAAGATCAACGCAAGAAGTTCCGGTGGTGCTATCCACACGCTACTTGGACGCAAGTGCCGTTTTGATCTGTGGGAGCCTGTAGCCTGGGGGATACACAAAGCACTGCCTGAGAAGGAAGCCGCTGCGCAATATGCCTCGCAGCCCATTCGCCGTGCCATGACTTACAAAGGTTTAAATCGCTTGATCCAGGGATCGGCTGCGGACCAAACCAAGAAGGCGATGGTAGAGCTACACAAAGCAGGCTTTCGTATCCTGTTGCAGGTTCATGATGAGATTGCTTTGTCAGTGAACAATATTGAGGAAGCACGGGCTGCCGCTCGTGTTATGGAAACTGCCGTTAGTCTGGAAGTACCTTCGCGTGTTGATGTAGAAACTGGACCAAGCTGGGGAGAAGCTGCATAATTTGCAGTGAGTCTTGACAGCTTCCCAACTGTCTTCGGGCCACACTGCGGTGTGGTCCACTTTTTATAAAGCAGAAAGATGGATGCCTTAAAGAAAGCCATACGAGAACTGAGGAAAGAACAGGCTAAAGAGAAAGCGATACGTCGCTTTAATAAACCTGTGAATACTTTCCAAGAGTACTATCAGCTACAAAGGGAACAACGTGAACTAGGGTTGTTGCCTCCCGCGCCGCCCAAAAAGCGTCGTAAAGTCAAAGCGAAGCCTCGCCCAAAGGCTAGGAAGCGTCGAGGAAGAAACCTGTCTCCTTCTCAACGGCCCACGCCTTGGAAAACAATGGTCGTGCGCACAGAGCAACACGTGATGTTGCGCGAGCTTGCCGAACATTACCAACAAAGCCTTGGTGGTATGGCAGGGCTGTTGATCGAGGAAGAGTACTTCTTGTTGTTGCGTGAGATTGATCCAGAGAAAGCCAGGATTGTCGAAGAGCGCTATACCAAGGAGCAAATCAGCAGGAAGCTAAACCCTCCTCGTGGGGATAAAGGACGTTTCATTACGGTAGAGGAAGCCAATGAACAAGCGAAATAATGTTTTACTTCCGTTATCTAATGTGTTTCCTGACGGACTTGTTCTTATCGAATATGAAGTCTTACCTGCGGAAGCAGGATTGCCTGAGCAAATTGACATCAGAGAGGCATGGCTAGAACTTTGTTACGCAGACAATCCTCGTCGTGTCAATATTCTCGGTGCGTTTAGTGAATCCAATCTAATGCTCGCAGAGGACGAAGCCCATGAACACTATCGATCGTTACAAAAAACTTACCGAGAACGACGCGAAGCCTTTGAGCGCCATCGAAAATTACAGGAAGCTAACCAAGAGCGGAATCCGCGCCAACTTGAACTATTTCCAGAACCGAATGGATCGGTTGAAGCAGGAGCTACGCGAAGCTCAGTACCAGTACCAATTGAGTATCTCCGTGTACTCATGGATGATTGACCATCAAGGAGAAACCCATGCAACACCTGACCGACCGACTTCGGCTGATGGCCGAGCAAATGACTGACATGGAAGATGCACGCATCATCATGTACGCCGTTAATCACATCGAAGCTGCCAGAGTTTGGAAGCTTCGTTGGGCCGAGGCTGATGAGAAGTTACACAAGCTACACGAGATGCATGACAAACTACTGAGGGAATACAATGAATACAGAAAGCAGCACGGAGACTGACTTTCCTATCAGTCCTGAGCAAATGAAGTGGCCGTTCAGAACTGAGGAAGAACGAAAAAAGATCATCAAATGGCGACAAAAGCAAAAAAGACGTGATAAAGTAAATGAACTCAGCGATGTTGAGTTAGCACCTTACTGATACAGGAGAAAGAAGATGGAAGAACGTCAATGGAAGTCCGGTTCAGATGTCCTAGCAAGGTTTCGTAATCAGCCTGCTGCCAAGACGCTTACGCGTTTTGATCTGCGTGGCGCAGTAGACATCGACAGCCGTCCTATCGAAGAAGTCGAGTACAGCTTTCGAGGTGTTGGCTTGGCAATCAACATTAAACGTGAGCCACGCGAGACCTGGATCCCACCGAGTGAGGATCCTTTTTACAAGGCCAAGTGGTCCTTTTACAAAGCTCTATTTTCAACAGGAGAATAATTATGTGGAAGAAACGTAAACAAAAAGAAACTGAGCAGGACGTTGCACCAGAGGCACCTGTCAAGAAGGTTTCACCGCTCAAGGGACGCAAGCTTGGTCCTCGCAAAAAGCCTTCGCCCCTGAAGGGCCGTAAGCTTGGTCCTCGCAAGCCCAAGATTACTCGCGCTCAACTTGCCACTGAACTTGAGCCTGGATTGAACGCGCTCTTTGGCTTGGAGTTCAAGAACACTGTACAGGCACCGAGTGTCAATACGCTTTTACAAGAACGTGCGCTCCAATATGGCACCTTTGCCTCGCTTGCCAAGACGGCGCAGGAGTTTAAGAGCGTGCTCTACAGGGAGCTTGGCTCAAGGAACAAGCGTTTGGCTGATGATCAATCAGAAGCCCTTGACATGATCATGACCAAGATTGCCAGAGTAATCAACGGCGATGCCAATCACGTTGACACTTGGAATGACATTGCGGGCTACGCCAAACTTGTTGCCGAGCGGCTGCAAGGCAGGACGCTATGACTAAAGATCACGAAGCCATTGTTCACGTGATCAAAGTCGCGCTTGATCATCACGAGTGGCGGCTCGTGCGCCATCTCACACGCCTTATTGAGATGCTTGATGCGGATGACGCCGAGCATCTTGCTAATCCACCCGC